TCAAACTGATATGCAGTTTTTTCATTCTTACCTACATTATCCCTAGCCATAAGCATTGTATGACTGTCATTAGATATCTTAATGCCATAGTACCTCTGACCACCCCTAACCATAGCATCATCACCAAGATTAAAGAGTGCAGAATCTATAGCACGAATAATGGCACTTTTGCCATTATTCGTAGCACCTGTGATAACTGTAATTCCGGGAGTTAACTCAATATAAGCTTTCTTTAAAGATTGAAAGTCTTTAATATCTACAGTTATTTTATCAGACATTATTCTTCACCATCGTCCTCTGTAGGCTCATCAAATACCTCTGTACCATCAAAGACCTCTTCATCATAAGATTCGTCAATCAAATCCACAGTACTAGCCTCATTTAACAATAAACGATAACCACCCTCAGACTCAATGAAATCCTTAACAAGACCACGATTAGTATTAATCCAATCAATAACACCATTCATACCTTGAACTTTAGGGGAATCACCTAACTTAATTGTATACCATGCACCACTCTTAACAATCTTACCACGTTGCTCTAAGAAGTCATAATATGCATATTCATTAGAAATGCCTTTACCAAAGATAATTGCTAATTTAAGAGGAATCTCTGGACGCTCATATCGATTTTTAACAGCCTTAATCTCACAAATAGCACCAAAAGGTACTTTTTGCTCACCAACAGCTGTCTGTTCTGTACGCTCTAATGTACCCTTATATGCTTTCTTCATCGTTAAACGAATATCAGGGTAGAATTTAAGTGCTTTACCACCAGCTTCAACTTCAGCAGTTTGTTGACCATAACCCATAGCAATCTTAGTGCGTAACTGATTTACTATAATCCAAGACGTACCAGCACGAGTACTTGTAGATTTATGCCTTTTTAAGAACGTAGCCATAACCCTACTATCAATGCCAGGGAGTACATCTTCAGACGAAGATTCTTTTACCTTTTCAGTTAAAATCGCTGTAGCAGAATCAATAACAACTAAATCAACATTCTCAACCAACTCATCTAAAATTTTATCAGCTTCTCTGAATGTTTGAATTTGGAATAAGAAGAAATTACCATCAGGATTTGTAACTGGGTCATATCTAAACTTAGATAACCCCATAGAATTTAACTGTGCTAAATTGACACCACTTTCAAAGTCTAAATACAAAACCCTTTTATTTTGAATACAGTATGCTTTACTCACATGTAATGCACCTGTAGATTTACCTAACCCACTATCAGATGATAACAAGATAAATACACCACGTGGAATACCACCACCTAATATAGAATCTAATACCACTGAACCACTTTTAACAAACTCTGGAGCATCTAAAGAATGATACTCACTAGACAACTTCTTAATGCTTTTTGCGAAATCATCAGCAGATGACTTTTCTTTTTTTGCCATTACCTACTCCTCAATAACTTTTCACCCTCGTGAGATAAACCCTCTACCTCACTCTTTATTTTACTAGCTAAACCATTAATATTAAGTCTAACTATCAAACGTAATAAAAATATAAAAGACTCCGCCTTATCATTGTTTAACCTACCCTTTGATACCCTCCCTTTAGCAGAAACACTATCCGGTATATACACATTGAAACTATCAGATAATACTTCATCAATAAAATACTTTACTAATGCAGTACTCTCACTCTTCTTATATCCACGTCTACCATGAACCTTAGTTAAGAAAGATGGCGATAGTATGAATAAATCCTTTATTGTTGTATACTTCTCAAATAAATTGTTTAGAATAGTATAATCTAATGCGTATAAACCAGCCGAAAAGTTGCCTATAGGTGGTGGTATTTCAGAAATAACGACATCAATAGATATATTATTTTCTTTTAAATACTCATCTATCTTATTATGCAACTGATACCACTGTACATGAACAGCATCAAATATCTTTTCAAACCCTATAGAAGTCCCTAAAGGATATGAAACAGTATCTATATAAACCTTTTTTGTATCACTATCGTACAAACTAAATGATAAAGCCTTAAAGCTAGGGTCTATAGCTAAAATAACCATATATCATAAAATAGAGGTACTATCATATAGTATTTTATTATGACTAGTACCTCTATCCTTTCAACTATTAACTATTTTTATTATTTGAAGAATTCATCAAAGTTGCTAGTTGATGCACCACCAAATGAATTGAAGTTGCTTTCACTACCACCAAAACCTTTGTTTTCTTCTGGTTTTACACCAAAATTAGCTTCATCATATAATTTAACAAATGTAGCCTCATCAACACTACGTGCTAATGCCCTATAGGCTTCACTTGCAGACTCTTGCCACTTATTATTTAAGAACTCAACAGCCTTAGCAGATTTTCTCCACATAGCCTCACCAATAGGGATAAGTGATAGTTTTTGATATTTTTCTTCTGTACAATTAACAGTAATATCAACATGAGTAATACCACCTAAACTACGTACATTACCAGCGTTAGCAATCATACCAATGTTTTGATATAACTCGTTACCCATAGACAATACTTTTAATTCAATATTACTAGATGCTGGGTCACCATTTTTAGTTGTATCATACACACAAATAGGTACTAAATAACGAACAGCAGGGTCACCCATTAATTGACAGCATTTACCACCTGTACACAAATATGAACCTTTACCTTCAATGTAATGATATTTAATAGGTAACACTTGCTCAGAAATAATAGAAATTCTATCAATGTTACCCTGCTTAGCTTTATATTTCTCGATAGGTACACGTTGAATCCTATCGCCAAATGAAATAGGTTTAATACCCAAATCACTCAACAAATTAGAACCAGCACCATCAATGCTAATTACAAAGCTATCTGGAGATGCTACGCTCGTAGGTGTAGCAGTTGCAACCTCATTTACAACAGTCTCTGGTTTTACATCAGTAATTGGAGTGGACTCATTAGAACCATTGAACATAGCATCAAAATTTTCAATCTCAGACATAATAATTCTCCTTATTGGAAACTAAAATATATTGTAATAGCAATATGCTAACTACCAAAATTAATAATCTAAATCATCTACATTAACAGTAGGAACATCATCATATGTCTCGTAGTCAGAATATGTCTCATATGAAGTTGTAGGAATTTCTTTACTAGATGATAAATCAACCCCATCTAATGTGAATGTATTAGATTTACTAGAATATTCTTTAACACTTACAGGTCTGTTTTGATTTTGAATATTCTGAGTATGTGAAACCTTAACTGGTTCTATCTCAAAACCTAAATCAAACCTATTAGATTCATACACAGTAGCTGTCACATTATTAGAAGTAGTATCGCTAACTAGAACCCTACTACCCCTCTTTCTTGTAGTCACATCTAACTGATTTTTAACATCATTACTCATTTTACCAAGAACCTTAGTATAAATGCCTAATGAAGTGAAAACAGCCAAGTCTTTAATAGAGTTCCTTAATACATCCCTATCTACATCGGATAAAGCGTAATCAGGATTACCTTTCATAGTGATAATTAGCGTACAAAAATTTTGTAGCGAACTGTCATTAGGAAAGTACTCTTTAAATTCATGAACTAATCTGTTTTTAAAAGCATCCTCTCCCATGTGTCTCCTCTCATAATACAAAAAAATTATTCATTAACAAACCTAACAGCATTAATTGTATTAAGTTTATTATTAGCATTTTTTATTAAGTCAGAAATCTGAAATTTATGCTCATTAAACTCATCATAGTATCTATTAACTTTTGATTTTAAATTAGCTATCAACTGATAATCTGACTTTGTTGTTACTTGTAAATTTTTCATCTCTGATAAATTTTTATTAACAACACTAATACGTAACTTTAAATCGTTTAATACATCTATAGTGCGTATTAATCTCTCTGAAACCTCATACTGTAGCTTAGGACTACGACACAAAGCCTCATAATTAGGCAAGTCTATGATTTTTCTATTTTCTACCAAATATGTGTCATACACTTGATAGATTCTATCTTGTAAATCCTTAGCAACCTTATTCATTTCTACTTCAATTTCAAGTATAGACATTATATCATATTCCCCTTACCTAATTGCATTAACAACCACAAAGTACGATACTCTCTATCAAAATCACTCTTACACTCCATTGTGTAAACTTTCTGAATAATTGGTACAATCAACTTGTCATATGACTTATTAAAGTCAACTAGCAACCTAAGATACTTACCACTATTGGTAACAACATCTTCTAGGTTCCTAGACTTTTCTAAGAAAGATAGTACACCACCAAATATCATACTATCAGAATATACCTCACGTAATTCTAAATATGTTTTAAGTATATCATGTCTAGATTTACCCAATACGCAATATAAATCCCAAAGAGATATGTCAACAGAATCAATCTTAGACCTACCCAACACCCAAAAGGATTTAAAGTACTTAATGAAATCATATTCTGTCATAGAAGTTAACATTGTATGTGTCTTATCACTAGGTTCTTTATTAAATCTATCATATAGAACCTTAATAGCTATATCCCTAATAGTCATATCAATATCTTGAATACCTATGTTATTAATTGCTATAAAGCTTCTAGTGTTTTCTTTTAATGACTTTACAACACTAGAATTAACTTTACCAACAAATATAATATCAGTATTCCCATCTAATATATTGAACTCAGTACGTAATTCATAGTTAGGGTACATGAAACAAACTAAATCTAAATAGTTTATTCCCTCTTTACTATCCTCAACCTTTACTACTTTGTTGATTAAACTGTAATCGCCCATCAAATCACCTATTTTTAGTACCAACCATTAGGTTTATTAACCTGCTATTAGTGTATCCATATTTATCGCCAGCTTGCTGTTTAATTGAGTATAGACTAGGACACATATTAGCCATAATCTGTACCTCATCAAACTCACTCATTTTATCTTCTCGTGTAGAATTCTTATCGTTTATGTATGCTATTGTATCAGCAACACTAGAGAAATTTAAATTCTTAACAATGTCCCACCTCTTAACAATTATCTTCATCCTAGACATGATGATTGGTGAGATTTTATCACCATAAGATAAAATGATGATTGGCAACTTAGACTCCTCAATGAACTTTAATAGTGAGTTTTGACCTACGTGAGATAAAAAACCTATACCATCTAATACTAAGAACTTGCTATTTACATTAGAAATTCCATCATACGAATCTATTAAATTCCTTACATCATCTAATGTATACACACGCTCTATTGTATCTTTGTATACCTTTTTAAACTCAGTAACATACTTACCTATCAAAAGACAAGGACACATCTCTACATGTTCTAAGAGTTTTTCTATGAACACATTCATATCTAATTTATTGTAATTCATATAACACACCTCAAAACATTAGATAATAAAATTTTAACACTATTTTTACTTAAAATCAAGTAAAAATTATAGTAGTTGTGATTTTAAGAATTCCTCTTTAAGAATACAAGCATCCTTTAGCTTATCATACCTAAAACCAATAAATACACAATGTGCGAACCTACCATTTTTAGTAATTTGTTGCCCATCAATCTCTACAACTTTACCATAGTATTCTGGTTTAAGTACTGTCCTACCATTAATAACCATTCCCATATTCTTACGCATATCAAGATTGAAACCACTAAACTTACCAATCTCTCTAACTTCCTGTGTACCATCTTCTTTTTCAACATACACAGAAACACATATAGAACCAATCATGTTTTCAAATGCAGAACCTTTATTACCCAACTCATAGCCTGTAATAAAAGCATCAATAGTATCACCGAATGAGAAAGTTATATCACCACTTACATCATCTAATGTATCAAAAGCACTTAAAGATGATTGTGAGTTAAATGCACTTAATGAATCAGACAAAGACCTCTTACACTTTACCCAACCTTTAAAATTTCTAGTTGTATCAGGTACGTATACACCATCTAGACGTTTAGCTACAGTACCCTCTAAACCAAGACTAATTAAATGCTTATAAAACTCTTTCTTATTTTCAACTACATATTTAACAGGTCTAACATTAAAATTAACATCTACCAGCATATTGATAATGTTTGATAAATATTCCCTACGCTCACATAAAGGAGTATCCATTATCCAACTACCATCACAGTATATACAATCAAATGCATTGAATACTAAATCTAAATCGTTAAAATCTTGAATATCTAATGCTCTATCAGTATTAGAACCTAAAATAGATGTAACAGCTTGCAACTGAGAACTAGTATCTACACCATAACCATCTAATACAGTACATATATTAGGATTATCAGACGTTAACTCACAATCTAAAATAAACGTCCTATCTAACATATTGTATGAGAAATCTTTAGGTAATTTAACTTTTTCTGTAAACTCTATAGGGAGCAAGTCAATATCACTATTATGTCTACTATATAAGTGAATACCTGAACCATCATTAATAATAAAGCATCTAACTCCATTTAATTTCTGTTCCATTGACCAATTATCTGAATTCCATACCTCTTGTTGCTGTTCTTCCTTGAATGAGTCAATCCTACCAGCCAACATAGGTGATTTCAACTGCAACATCAACTTTAAATGCTCAGGTGTATTATCAACAGAACCATATCTGATAGAAAGATTATGTTCTCTAATTGGTTTGATATAATCCTCTTTCTTTAAAGACTTACCATCTTCTCTAATAGGAATAGTAATACCACAATCAAAGGACATCTGCCTTAACTCATTTAAAGTTCTACCAACACTAATTGCCATAAGAAACAACCCCCTTTAAATTAAGTAAAGCATCCTCATTAGAAGATATATCATTACCCATAATATCACCAATCTCAATATTTAGAGATTTACATAGTTTTAAAATGGTAGATACAGATGGGCAAGTTTTTGAACCCTTACCCATCCTTAAATCTTCAATCCTACACACTACATCTCGACTAATACCAGTTAAATTAGAGAATTCAGATATTGTTGTTTCTAACACATTAACCCTAATGTATCGTACATTTTTACCCAACTGAACCAACTCTAACATATCACTCATTAGCAACACCACTCTTAATAAAGGAAATTAATGAATTCTTATCGTAATCATTATCAACCCTAGTATTAATATTTTCTAAAATATCATCAACAGAAACATCTAACATGATACCATATCTAGCTAATTTACCATTCATTAATGCATTAGAAGTGATGAACTCATATTTATCATCTACGATATGATAAATATATGTAGATAAACTAGAATTATTCTTATCTAAGACCATATTAGACATTCTACGTAAAATAACTAAACAATCATCGATATCACCCACATCAGATAATAACCAACTCAACGGTACTTCGTTAAAGCCATCGACTTTATTCATGTCTACCAAAGACCACTTACTACCAATGTGATAAGCAACATCTAAACGCTCAACCGCACTACCTAACTTTTCATCTTCATAACTTGCTAAATACACTTTAACTTGATTAAATTCACCCTTAGTAATATTAAATACTTTTGATGTATCTACATACTTAACTAAGTCATCAAGAGTTAAGCTATCAAAAATAAACTCTTCCATAATAATCCCCTATGCTAAATCGGGCTCAAAATGATACCCTAACTCAGAATCATCCTCAACCATATGAAAATCATATACTCTACCCATAGACCAACCAACAGATGGGTCAGTAATAATCTCTACTGGCCACTCAGGCAACTTAACAGATTGTGTTTCTTTGATAATCTTTAATATACGCATTAACTTAGTAGCACGTACTGTATAACCAATCTCATCATGGATAGCAACCCTCCAAGCAACATCGTCCTTGAATTCTTCATTATTAAATAATGCTTTCCACAACTTAATCATTACCATTTTAAGAATATCACCAGCAACACCCTGTACACTTGTGTTACCAGCACTACGATTAGCAAAACCTATCTGTTTATTCTCATAATAAGAACGTAACCTACGTGGTCTACCAAAGAATGTCTGTAACATACCTTTACGTCTAGCACTATAGATTAACCTATCTTGCCATTGGAATAATGTAGGTAACGCTTTCTTATACTTATTATAGAAATCTTCTGCTTCTTGTAAAGACTTAAATCCATATCGACTATCTGCATACAAAGAATGAGAACTAGCACCATATAAGATAGAGAAGTTGGCGTATTTAGCCATCTTACGATAATCCCTATTATAATGCTCCTCACCCCAGATAGCTACAGCAGTATTACCACATACTGATGTCTTACCATTTCTACGTACAAATAGCAACGTACTAGGTACTGCAAAACACACGGATTTAACAGGTTCATCATACTTAATAATTTTAGTATTCTTATTTGAACCCCTAACATCCCTCTTACCACTAACACAATTAAGTTTGTACAAAGAAACATTATATCTATGAGAAACATCTTTAATATTAGTTGAGTACCCTAAATTAATAAGAATTAACTGTAACTGCTCTACTAGTTTTTTAGATTGTACTAAAATGGTTTTAGAGTTCTCTCTACCCTTTCTGTTATCATGTAAACCATCACCATCATACATAGCTGAGAAGAATTTTTCTAATAATCTATCACTAAAATGTAACATCTTATCAGACAAAACCCTATCTTTTTTAAGATTACCACCTATATAGCTAACAATAGTATCAAATAAAGATGAACTTGTAACAGAAAAGACATGAAAATCGCCATTTAATGTAGAAGTCTTACCACAAATATTAATTTCTTTACCTTTACAGATAGTGACTTTCTCATCAAAAAGATTTCCTAATCTAGCATTAAGTTTTTGCATCTTAGACAACACATCTGATTTTGCCTCTGATTGAGAAAAGTATACAGTCTTAGAGCCATTACTACGTAAACATGTACCACCATCAGTAATAACATACCCAAGAAGCTCTACAAAATCATCAACTGAAATGTCATACCCCTCTTTATGATATGTACTACCTATATGAATAACTCCACTATCTACAATATCATCTGAACTTCTAAATACTTTAGTAGATACAGGACTACAGATTGTACGATAGGAATGTTTCTTATATAATTCATCTGCACGTTTAATATACCAATTATCCCTACCTTTATCATACATACGATGATTAGGAGTAACTAATAAATCAGTATTATTACCAACAAAATGATACATTGTATCTGTTTCATTGAAATATGCATGACCAGCTTTAACAAACTCTAATTCTTTAGTATCTTCTGAGTTAGTAAATTCTTTTATATCTTGACCAGTAATAGATGCTAGATACTCAAGAAATTCAGGATCTAATTTACTCTTAAGTCTACTATTCTTTATCAGTGAATTTATAAATGTAGAAACAGTATAGATAACAAACTTATTCGGTGTTTCTACATACTTTCTAAACCAATCCTCTTGAGCAGAAGAATTAAAGTTACTAGAAATTCCAGCATACTTAAGAGTATACTCTTTTGGAACTTTATTAAATGCTTTCTTTAAGTAAGCATAATCACTATTATTTAAGTCTATGAATTTATCAAGTATAGTATTCTGAGGTTCTACAATTTCTAGGTTATCTTCAAGATAGTTAAAGCTACCTTTTTTAATATTCTCAAATATACTATTGAAAATTATAATTTCAGCTAATTCTTTATTTAACATTTTCTCGTCCTATATAAAACTATTAATAATCTTGATATCAAAATTCAAAGTTTCTAAATCTTGTAGATATTCAAAAAATGTTTTAAGTTGAATATTATTCATCATATCTCTATTTACTACATCATTTGTCAATAACTGAGCTGCAATAACCAGATGAACCGCAGCAGCTCTACCAAGTCTAAGAATAGAACCAAAAGCATCTTTCATTGGTTCTACTAATGCATAGTTAGAGTCAGTCATAAGTTCTTTAGCTTCATCTACCATCATGATAAGAGCTTTAGGGTGGTAAGTACCAGTAGTTTTCTTAATGTCTGATTTATTGAAATATGGATTGTAATTTCTTCTAGGTTGAACAGATGGATTTCTTAGAGTATCATACTTAGCATAGATATCTTCTATAGTCATGATACAAGGTAGTCTACCTGATGGATAATTATCTTCGTAGTTACTTTTATCTCTGTCTCTTATTTTTGACCAATCAATATCTTGCCATACTTCATATATTTCATCAAATTGTACTTTCTGACCTTGGAATTCATAATAGTCTACTTGTAGATTTTTAGGTAGTTTAAAGATATTATTTACTTTAT